TATCACGGAGCCACAAATGTCCCCACAGTAAGACAATCATTACAAAGACTTGGAGATCAAATTAAACAATAAAAAAATTAAACAATTACACAATTAACTTTGAATTAACGAATTAATTACTTATAATATAATTAATAAATAAACAAATAATAACAATTAAACAATTAAAGGATAAAACAATGAGTTTAGATTTAGATGCCATTAAGGCAAAACTTAACCAATTAACAACCACGAACGACAGAAAAAACAATTATTTCAGACCAGAACCTGGTAAGCAAAGAGTAAGAATCGTTCCTTACGTTCACAGAAAAGAAAACCCTTTCCTAGAAATGTATTTTCATTATGATATTGCAAAGAGAAGTATGCTCTCTCCAATAACATTTGGCAATGCAGATCCAGTAGTTGAATTTGCTGACAAGTTAAAGAAAACTGGTGATAAAGATGATTGGGTTATGGGTAGAAAAATAGAACCTAAAATGAGAACTTATGTTCCTGTTATCGTAAGAGGTAAAGAATCAGAAGGCGTTAAATTTTGGGGATTCGGTAAGACTATTTATTCTGAATTATTATCTATTATAGCAGATCCTGATTATGGTGATATTACCGACTTAATGAATGGTAGAGATATTGATGTTGAATTTACCCCATCAGAAGGGCCAGGACAATATCCAAAGACTGCTATTAGAGTTAAGCCAAATACATCAGCTGCAACTGAAGATAAAGCAATTGCAAAATCAATCATGGATCAACCTAAAATTACTGACTTATTTCCAGAACCAACATATGAAGAACTAGAAAAAGCACTTCAAGAATGGATGAATCCAGAAGGAGCTGATTCAGATGTTAGTCAAACAAAAGAAGCAGTAAAAGAAACAGCAACAGAAACTGTTACTAAGAAAACAGACGTAGCTGAAGCATTCAACGATTTATTTAACGAGTAATAAAGGACCAGTTATATGGCAAAGAAAAAGAGCGAACTGGAAGATTCGTTAGCCGCAACTCTTGCAGATAGTATCAATAAACAATTTAAAGGACAAAATTACAAATCAGCATTCTTTCTAGATGGTGACGAAGATGCTCCTACAAATGTTAATGAATGGGTATCTACAGGATGTTCAATGCTAGATCTAGCTATTTCAAATCGTCCTAATGGAGGTTTTCCTGTTGGTAGAATTACCGAAATAACAGGACTTGAGGCTTCGGGTAAATCCTTGTTAGCAGCTCACACCTTAGCAGAGACACAAAAGAAAGGCGGATTAGCAGTATATATTGATACAGAATCAGCTAGTAGTGCAGAATTTTTAACAGCAATTGGTGTAGACTTAAAAACTATGCTATATGTTCCATTAGAAACAATAGAAGAAATATTTGAAACTATTGAGACTATTGTTGAAAATGTTAGAAAGTCTGATAAAGATAGATTAGTAACTATAGTAGTAGACTCAGTAATGGGTGCATCTACTAAAATAGAAATGGCTATGGAATATGATAAGGATGGATATGCAACTTCCAAATCTATTATATTAAGTAAAGCCATGAGAAAAGTTACTAATTGGATAGCTAGAGAAAGAATATGTTTAATCTTCACTAATCAGTTAAGAACTAAATTAGGCGTATCTTTTGGAGATCCATGGACAACAGCAGGCGGTAAAGCATTACCATTTCACTCATCAGTTAGACTTCGGTTAAAAAACACCGGGATGATTAAAGCTAGAGTGAATGGAGCTGATCAAGTAGTTGGAAATAAAACCAATGTACATGTTGTAAAAAATAGAATGGGTCCTCCTAATAGAAAAATTGATTATGAAATATATTATGATAGTGGAATTGACAACTATGGAGGTTGGTTAAACATCATGAAGAATTTCAAATTAGTTTCTCAATCAGGAGCTTGGTATTCATTAGACGATGTTGATCCAGATACTGGAGAAGTTCTAGATACTATTAAATTTCAAAGTAAAGATTTCATGGAAAAAGTAATACAAAATCCTGAAATGAAAGATAGATTGTATAATAGAATTTGCGAAGCATATATTTTTAAATATCGTGCTGGTATTGATGGCGGTATCGACGATGTTGTGGTAGACGAAGAAGTTGTAAATGAAGAAGCATAATGAATAAGTATCAAGAATTATTTAAACAACTTCAAAAAGAAAAAGAAAGTATTAATCAGAGTCCTGATGATCATATTATGATTTTTGACGGACTCAATACTTTTATTAGATCATTTTCAGCAACTCCTTCAACTAATGAAGATGGTGAACATATAGGAGGTATTACTGGATTTCTATATAGCATTGGCAAATGCGTTAGAGATTTCAAGCCTTCTAGATGCATTATTGTATTTGATGGAGTTGGTGGATCTAAGCGAAGAAAAAAGATTTATAAAGATTATAAAGGTAATCGAGCTAATAAAACAAGATTGCGAAGACATGATCATCATTTTGCTAATATTGAACAAGAGCAAGAAGCTATGCGTTATCAATTTAGTAGATTAGTTTCATACTTAGATGCTTTACCTGTTACATTTTTATCTATGGATGGAATTGAAGCAGATGATACTATTGCATATATTACTCAAATGTATGAAGCTAAAAGTAAAAAAATTACAATTGTATCTACAGATCGAGACTTTTATCAATTGGTTAATGATCAAATTGAAATATGGTCTCCAATTAAAAAGAAAATGTATGATACAGAACGTGTATTAAATGAATTTGGAGTACATCCTAAAAACTATGTTATGTATAGATCGTTTACTGGAGACAAATCAGATAACATACCAGGTGTAAATGGGATAGGACCTAAAACATTATTGAAACATGTTCCAAATTTAAATTTAACAAAAGAATATGAATTAGACACATTATGGAAAACATGTAATGATAAAATAGATGAGTCTAAAACATATAAAAAGATATTAGATAATAAAAATATAATATCTGATAACTGGAGACTAATGAATCTAAAACTATTAGATATTCCAGCTCAAACAAAAAGTAATATTAGAAGAATAATGGAATCACAAATATCAGAACTAGATAAAATAGAATTTAGAAAATTATTTATGGAAGATAAAATGTGGTCTGTTATGAAAAATATGCCGGATTGGTTAAACAATACATGGTTATCATTGAGTGCATTTGCACAAAAAACAAAATAATTGGATTTAATACATATTTTTTATATAATAATTTATGACAGATAAGTTAAGTGAGTATGGGTGGTCATTTCAAATAAAAGTTTTAGCAGCAATGTTCGTTGATAGAACATTTCTTCAACAAATTGCTGATATTATACAAGCAGATTATTTTGAATCAGACGCAAACAGTTGGTTATTAGAAGTAGTATTAGATCATTTTCGTGAATATAAAACTCCTCCCTCAAAAGACGTATTAAAAGTTAAAGTTACAGAGATAGATAATGATGTTCTAAAAACAGCAATATTAGAACAATTAAAAGAAGTATTTAGATTTATGGAGTCAGACGACCTGACGTTTGTAAAAGATGAAATACTTAAGTTTTGCAAAAATCAAGAAATAAAACGAGCTATTATGGATTCAGTATCATTACTTAAAATGGGTAATTATGATGAAATTAAAAGTAAAATTGATGGAGCAATGAAAGCCGGCGCTGACACTGATATAGGACATGAATATAAAAAAGATGTAATATCTAGATATAATGAAGCAGCTAGACATACTGTAACTACTGGGTGGGATGTAATAGATGATTTAATGGATGGCGGATTAGCTCCAGGAGAATTAGGCGTAGTAATGGCTCCAGCTGGTATTGGTAAATCTTGGATGTTAATTAACATTGGAGCAAATGCAATAAGACAAAATAAAACAGTTATACATTATACGTTAGAATTAAATGAAAATTATGTAGGACAAAGATATGATTCTGTTATAACAGGTATTGCTGCTCAAAATTTAAAAAATTATACAGAAGATATAGAAGAAAAATTAAAAGATATATCTGGAGAATTAATTATAAAATATTATCCAACTAAATCAGTTGGTGTTATGGGTATTAAAGCCCATGTTGAGAAAACTATTATGTTAGGAAATAAGCCAGATTTAATAGTAGTAGATTATGCAGATCTTTTAAAAGTATCAAGTAAAGATAAACATGAAGCTCTGGAAGAGTTATATGAAGATCTTCGTGGTATGGCTGGAGAATATGGAGTTCCTGTTTGGACTGCAACTCAAGCAAATAGATCTGCATTAGAAGATGATATAATTGAAGCAGATAAAATAGCTTCATCATATGGTAAAGTAATGGTATCAGATTTCTTAATGTCATTGTCTAGAAAAGTAGAAGATAAATTATCAGGAACGGGTAGAGGACATGTTATTAAGAATAGATTCGGCCCAGATGGCATTACATTACCAAGTAAAATTAACACAAATAATGGTCAATTTGATTTCTTTGAACCACAAACTACACAAGGAAAGCAAACTACGCAGACAATGCGGACCGGAGAGACATTAGTAAAGAAAAATTTAGCACAAAAATTTAAAGATTTGGGCGGAAGTTTAGGATAGTATTTATATTTATATTAAATTAAAATGTAGGCCTTTCGTAGGGCCTATTTTCGTCTAAAAACAAAAAAATTAGGAGTCATAAATGAACATTTCAAATAAAATTTTATCAGATATTACAGTATACATGAAGTATGCAAAATTTATACCGGAATTAAACAGAAGAGAAACTTGGGACGAGTTAGTTACAAGAAATAAACAAATGCATATTAAAAGATATCCTGAATTAAAAGATGAAATTGAAGAAGTGTATCAATTAGTTTATGACAAAAAAATACTACCATCTATGAGATCATTACAGTTTGGTGGTAAACCAATTGAGATATCTCCTAATAGAGTTTACAATTGTGCTTACTTACCTATTGATCATATTGATGCATTTAGTGAAACAATGTTTTTATTATTAGGCGGTACTGGTGTAGGATATTCAGTTCAACGACACCATGTAACAAATTTACCTCCAGTTAATAAACCATATCCAAAAAGAAAAAGACGATTTTTAATTGGAGATAGCATCGAAGGCTGGGCAGATGCAATTAAAGTGTTAATGAAATCATATTTAAATGGTAAAAGTTCAAGAATAGAATTTGATTTTTCTGATATTAGACCAAAAGGAGCTCAATTAGTTACATCAGGCGGTAAAGCACCAGGACCACAACCATTAAAAGAATGCATTCTTAAAATAACAGGCATATTAGAGTCAAAAGAAGATGGTGATAAATTATCAACATTAGAAACTCATGACATAGTTTGTCATATAGCAGACGCAGTTTTAGCTGGAGGCATTAGAAGAGCTGCTTTAATTAGTTTATTTTCTGCAGATGATGATGCCATGATAGGATGTAAAGCAGGGCATTGGTGGGAAGAATCACCACAAAGAGGCAGAGCTAATAATTCAGCTGTATTAATGAGACATAAAGTAACTAAAGAGTTTTTTATGGATTTATGGAAAAGGGTTGAGTTATCAGGAGCAGGTGAACCAGGTATTTATCTTAACAATGATAAAGACTGGGGAACAAACCCATGTTGTGAAATAGCATTAAGACCTTTTCAATTCTGCAATTTGTGCGAAGTAAATGCTTCAGACATAGAATCGCAGGATGATTTAAATAAACGAGTAAAAGCTGCTACGTTTATAGGAACATTACAAGCAGGTTACACTGACTTTCATTATTTAAGAGACATATGGAGAGAAACAACAGAAAAAGATGCTCTAATAGGAGTATCTATGACGGGAATCGGTTCTGGCACCGTTCTAGGTTACGACTTGAAGAAAGCCGCTCAACTAGTAAAACGAGAAAACGTAAGAGTCGCCAAACTAATTGGTATAAATCCTGCAGCTAGATGTACGACAGTTAAACCAGCTGGAACAACATCATTAGCATTAGGAACTTCATCTGGTATTCATGCATGGCATAATGATTATTACATTAGAAGAGTTAGAGTTGGAAAAAATGAATCAATGTATAAACATTTAAGTGTACATCATCCAGAATTAATTGAAGATGAATATTTTAGACCTCATGACACAGCTGTAATTAGTATACCACAAAAAGCACCAGATGGAGCTATATTAAGAACAGAATCTCCATTTCAATTATTAGAAAGAATTAAGAAAATAGCAATGGAATGGGTAGTTCCTGGACACAGAAATGGATCTAACACTCACAACGTTTCAGCTACTGTTAGTTTGAAAGCTGAAGAGTGGGAAACAGCAGGTGATTGGATGTGGGATAACAGAAAACATTATAATGGATTATCTGTGCTACCTTATGATGGTGGAACTTATACTCAAGCACCATTTGAAGATATAACAGAAGACAAATATAACGAATTAATGCAAACGTTGAAAGATGTTGATTTAACTAAAATAGTTGAAACTGAAGATGAAACAGATTTAGCTGGAGAATTAGCATGTGCTGGTGGAGCGTGTGAGATACAATAATGAGATCAGACGATTGGATATCAAAATTAGAATTAAAAGAACAAATTGATTCTCAAAAAGATTTCTATTGGGAAGGTGGAATGATGATAATGACAAAAAACTATCATTTGAAGCGTGGTTATTGTTGTACAAACGGTTGTTATCATTGCCCATATTAATTTGGATAATATCAATTAATTTATTATATTAAAATAAAAAGTAATGAGTTTTATGTTTTTAGACCCATCTCATGTAGATAGGAGCATGTTTTTTCGATGTGTAAAAATAATTTCAAAAAAAGATAGTATTGATCTTCATATATTAAATGATGAGGTTATGAAAGAATACAATAAAACAATCAATGACTTTATATCATATTTAATTTCAGTTGGAGAACAACTAGAAGAATATGAAAAATGTAGTGAATTAATATTACAACAAAAACAATATAACAAATGGTTAACAATTAATTTAGAAACAGTTAAATCAATTTCAAACTTATTAAAAGATTTAAAACATAGATATGACGACTAAAAAAAGTATTGAATTAGTAAAAGAAGGATTTGCAAATGGTGTAGTAAAAGGTGGTCCGTTAGATGATTATCAAAAAAATGAAATGATTCAAAAAGCTGCAAAAGCTTATGGAGAATTTTTAGATGCACTACAATGTGATTGGAGAAATGATCCAAATTCAAATGACACTCCAAGAAGAGTAGCAAAAGCATATGTAAACGACTTATGGGCCGGAAGATATAATGGAGCTCCAGACATTACAGCATTTCCATCAGATGGTTATGATGGTATGGTATTTGAAGGAGGAATTCCATTAACTTCAATGTGTTCACACCACCATCAAACTATTATGGGTAAAGTACATGTTGCATATATTCCAGGTAAAGACAGTAAAGTTATTGGATTGTCTAAACTAAATAGATTAGTAGAGCATTTTGGTAGAAGAGGAGCTATACAAGAACAATTAACAGTTGCAATTCATAATTCAATTGATACTATTATTAATGATAGTAATGGTGTTGCTGTTATGATAGATGCAACTCATAATTGTGTTTCATGTAGAGGTGTTAAACATGGCGGAGCTTCAATGAAGACAAGTAAGCTTACAGGAGCATTTAAAAATGATAATGCAACTAGAGCAGAATTTTATGAATTTGTAAAAAGTTATAATAATGGGTAAATTTCAATCAAGTAAAGTATTTGACGGATTTAGTACAGTGTTTCGTCAATGGAAAGCAGAAGATACACACTGTAGATTTCTTCATGGATATGGTATTTCATTCAAAGTATATTTCGAAGGCGAATTAGACCATAGAAATTGGGTTTGGGATTTTGGAGGAATGAAAAGAGCTAAAACTACAATAGAAGGAATGTCACCTAAAGAATGGATGGATTTTATGTTCG